CATTTTGTTGAACGTGTTAAAATATACGATGATGAAAAGTTCAGTTACAAGTTTTATAACATAGACCTCAAAAATGGATAACGTAAAAATTATAAGATTGCAATCAGGTGAGGATATAATTGCGAATTACAAAGAAGATGAAGAATCTGGTATTGTTCAAGTTAACAGGCCAATGCTTTTGTTTTTCAAAAGACTACCAACTGGTAAGTCTGTTATGATGATGGGACCTTGGTTACCTGTTGAATTGATACAGAGTAACTCTGCCTGTTTGTATGTGCAAGATATTCTAACCGTGATTTCTCCAAGACAATCATTGGTTAAGTATTATAATGATGCTGCAAATGAGGCAGAACTCCTGTTGAGTGAACAGGGTGAAGAAATTGAGCAGTCGCTTCAACGTAATGTTAATGACATTGACGATGATGATGGAGAAGATGATACCGAAGATGAACTCAACATATCGGAGATTATGGAATCATCTAAAGGTAGAACTATACATTAAAACGGAACACCGCTATGATAACATTATTAAAAATGTGTGTCAAGCTTTATTTGAGGTAAATGTAAAAATATACCTTGCTTTATTGGTATGATTATGTTAAAATGAGATTATTATGACTAAAAAACACTATGTAAACAATGCTGACTTCCTTACAGCACTTATTGAATATCGTGCCAGTTGCGATATTGCCAAGACAGAAGGTAAGGAAGACCCACGCATACCAAACTATATTGGTGAATGCTTTCTAAAGATTGCAGAACACCTATCACGCAAGCCAAACTTTATTTCATATTCTTTCCGAGATGAGATGATTGCTGACGGCATAGAAAACTGTTTAATGTATTTCAGAAACTTTGACCCCGACAAGTCAAAGAATCCTTTTGCCTACTTCACACAAATTATTTACTTTGCCTTTCTACGCCGTATTATGAAAGAGAAGAAACAACTCTATGTCAAATACAAAGCAACACAACAATTCGGTATTTTAGATGAAGGTGAAATGTATGAAGATAATGAAGGCAACATGAAACAGTTTGAACTGTATGATAACATCTCCGAATTTATTGAGACCTTTGAAAAAAATCGTGAGAATAAAAAGAAAATTAAAATAAAAGGACTGGAAAAGTTTATTGAACCAGCTGACTTAGATATACCCAAAGAACTATGAAATTAATTATTTTAGGTGATACTCACTTTGGTATGAGAGGTGATTCTTTAGAGTTTCACAACTACTACAAACGATTCTATCAAGAGGTATTCTTTCCTTATATCATTGAAAATAATATCACAACCATTTTTCAAATGGGTGATTTGTTTGACCGCAGAAAGTTTATCAACTTTAATACCCTATATCTTTCAAGACAATATTTCTTTGACAAGATAAAAGAACTTGGCCTTGAATTTCACACCATACTTGGTAACCATGATATCTACTACAAGAATGTTCTTGAAGTAAACTCATCACAGATGTTACTTAATGATTATGACAACATTACAGTTTATGATGAACCAAATAAAATAACATTTGATGGTGTTGAGGTAGATGTTATACCATGGATTTGTTCCGATAATGAAGAACAGATTAAAAAGTTTATTGAATCATCAACTTCACAAATTTGTTTTGGTCACTTTGAGATTGCTGGGTTCGAAATGGATAAAGGCAATGTGTGCCATGAAGGACTTGACAAAAAACTATTAAACAGATATGATGTTGTATTGAGTGGACATTTTCACCACAAATCTTCCGATGGTCAAATTACCTATGTTGGTACACCAGGTGAAATGACTTGGTCTGATTATTTTGATCCAAGAGGTTTTCATGCCTTTGATACAGATACCCGTGAGCTTGAATTCATACAGAATCCATATCGTATGTTTCATAAGTTGTCTTATGATGATACAACATCCGATTTTGAATTTTGGAAATCATTTGATTACTCTGTCTTAAAAGAAACATATGTGAAGGTGATTGTTGTTAACAAACAAAATCCATACCTGTTTGATAATGTAATTGATAACTTGTATAAAGCTGGTGTTTCTGATATTTCAATCGTAGAAGATTTTACCGAAACACTAATTGAAAATGATGATGAGTTGATTAATCAGGCAGAAGATACAATGACAATCTTAGGAAAGTATATTGATAACTTGACACTCAACGTAGATAATGATAAACTAAAAGCTTTAATGAAAGAAGTCTATGTTGAGGCATTGACAACTGAAACTGAATGATAATATTCCGTAAGATTAAATGGAAGAACTTTCTTTCCACAGGTAATTACTTTACTGAAATTGAATTTGATTCTTCACCTAACACATTAGTTGTGGGTGAGAATGGTGCAGGCAAATCAACCATGTTGGATGCTCTATGCTTTGTCTTGTTTGGCAAACCTTTTCGTTCAGTAAACAAACCACAACTACTTAACTCAATCAATGGCAAAGATTGTGTGGTTGAGATTGAATTTAATGTTGGTAACAAAGTCTATCGAATCATTCGTGGAATCAAACCAAACATCTTTGAAATCTACTGTGATGGTGACCTTGTTAACCAAGATGCCGCTGTGCGTGATTACCAAGAATACTTGGAAAAGTTTATCATTAAACTAAACTACAAATCATTCACACAAATTGTTATTCTAGGTAGTGCATCGTTCACTCCGTTCATGCAGCTGTCTGCTGCCGATAGAAGAGCAATCATTGAAGAATTATTGGACATTCAAATCTTTTCTGCGATGAACAATGTCATCAAAGAAAAAATGTCTACCAATAAAGAAAAGATGAGTGGTAGAAAACATGAGATTGACCTCACTCAACAGAAACACGATATGTTGAAAAAACATATTGAAGAATTAAAACAAAACAATGATGAGAAGGTAAAAGAGTTCGAAGTAGAAATCTCTGATAACAGACTTACCATAGAACAACTCAATGCCAATAACACTTTGTATCTTACTAAAGTGGGTGAATACACCAATGAAGTTTCTGACAAACTTGATACTGAGGCAAAACTTAAAACAATTACAAAACTAGAATCTCAAATTGAAAGTAATTTGTCAAAGTACCGAAAAGATATTAACTTCTTTCAACAGAACGACAACTGTCCTACCTGTAGGCAGGCTATTGAGTTGGGTTTTAAAGAAGAAGAACTCTCATCACTACACACCAGAAAAGATGATTGTGAACAAGGTTTGAAGAAGCTGGAAAGTAAGTTGTTACAAGAACAAACTAAACTGAATCTTATTAATGAGAAACAGAAACAGATTCAACAACTACAAATTAAGATTGCCACTAACAGTACCTCTATTATTGAAACAGAGAAGTATATTAATAGGTTAGAAACTCAAATCAAACAGTTAAAGGAAAATAAAGCATCGACAGAGAAAGAACAGACACAGCTAAAAGAATTAGAGGATTCTTTGTTAAAACTACAAGTAGAGTTAAAGCAATTAATAGAAGAAAAAACATATTACGAAGTTGCCTCTGGTTTGTTGAAAGATACAGGTATCAAGACCAAGATTATTAAACAGTATTTACCTATTATCAATAAGTTGGTAAACAAATACTTGGCATCATTTGATTTTTTTGTTAACTTTAACCTTGACGAATCATTTAAAGAAACAATTAAGTCCAGACACCGTGATGAATTTACATATGCCAGTTTCTCTGAAGGTGAGAAACAGAAGATTGACTTGGCACTTTTATTTAGTTGGCGTGCCGTAGCTAAGTTGAAGAATTCTGCCAACACCAATCTATTGATACTAGATGAAGTGTTTGATTCTAGTCTTGATGCCAATGGTACAGAATACTTGATGACAATACTTCATATGCTTGAAGGCACGAATGTCTTTGTCATATCACACAAAGGTGATATCTTACAAGATAAATTCCGTAATGTGATTAAGTTTGAAAAGGTAAAAAACTTTAGTAGGATTATGAAATGAACTTCCAAAAATACTTATACAATTTTAAGAATGTGGTGGACAAAGAAGTTGAGGGTTGGTTTTATCCTAAAGATATCATAATCATATATGGCATATTGAATGAGTTACAGAAACCAATTGGTGACATTTGTGAAATAGGTGTTGCATATGGTAAAAGTGCCATTGTGATTTCACAATTTAAGAATGACAATAATTTTTATCTGTATGATATCTTTACAGAAGAAGCTAGAGTCATTGCTGAAAGAAACATTACCAAATTTGGTAATGGTAACAATTTGATATGGCGATTACAAGATACAACACAATTAACTACTGATGATATTGAGTTTGAAAAAAACCTAAGATTCCTACACATAGATGGCTGCCATGAACATTCTGCCGTATTGAGTGATTTGATGTTATTCAGTAACAAGATGAAAGATGATGGTGTGATTGCTATTGATGATTTCCAAGACCAAGAATTTCCAGGCGTCAATAGTGCAGCGTTTGAATTCTCTTTATCAAAAGCAAACTATAAAAACTGGAGAGTGTTTGCCATCGGTGATAATAAAGCATATATGTGTCAGAAAAAATATGCTCAACAATACCAGAAGGCATTAGTTGACTACATCGAAAAGGCAAAAGTGGAATATGATGTTCCATTTGCCATGCATTTGGGTTTGAGAGAAGTTTTGGATATGAATGCCCTCATGTGTGATTCGAGAACGGCATGGGATCCTAAGGTAATAAAAGAATCTTTGCTTGACAAACCAATCATAGGGTGATATAATGGAAGAAATCGGAGAAATTATATGAGTAAAATTTTAACAATTAACACAGAAGCCGGACTGGTTAAAGAAGAAACTATTGAGCCGTTGCCTCTATACAATGAACATCACCCGATGTTGACACAATCTATTCCCGAATATGATTTGAGAACTCTACCTAATCCTGTGATGACTAAGTTAGTCAAACGATTAAAGATGACTATGAAGATGTATAGTGGTTTGGGACTATCAGCTAATCAATGTGGTGTATTTGAAAGAGTGTTTGTTATTGGTAATGATGATGTTTTGATTCCTTGTATCAATCCAAAAGTTATTAAAGTATCTGAGAAGGTAGACAAGAACAATGAAGGATGTTTATCTTTCCCTGGTCTATTTTTAAAGATTGAAAGACCTGTATCAATTGATGTGGAATTCTATGATGAAAATGGTAAACTACACAATGCAACATTCGAAGGTCTTACTGCAAGATGTTTTCTGCATGAACTAGACCACATGAATGGTATTCGTATGGTGCAATACTCTAAACCATTGGCGTTACAAATGGCAAGACAAAAACAACAGAAGTTAATTAAAAAAGTGAAAAGGCTTCAAAAAGATAATGGCATACTCGTTTGATCCAAAAGATGATGTAGAAGAACAATGGCGTAAGTGGCAAGAA